TCTACTGGTGATGCTTTAAGGATTGAAAATGATGGTAATGTTGGAATTGGAACTGCATCGCCAGATGATAAATTACATATTGAAGGAACAGATACAAGCACTTCAGATACTTTTGGTTTGAAAATAACAAATGGTAGCTTCACATCTAACACAACTGCTGGAATTTTGTTTGAGAATGCTGATAATCACAATGCTTATATAAGGTCTTTAAGAAGTGGTTCATCTTCTGGTATTTTAACATTTGGTACTAATACAGGTGGTGGTATAGCAGAATCTAACATTTCTGAACGTATGCGTATTGATGGTTCTGGAAATGTTGGAATTGGAACTGCGAGTCCTTTTGGTACTGCGGCAAATAGAACTGCTGTATCTGTAAATGGAACAACTGATGTATCTTTAAATGTTGGTACTGGTGGAAGTCAAAGAGCGTACTTGTATTCTGATGGAAGTTTTGCACAAGTTGCAACGATAGGTGCAATACCTTTGCAACTAGGAACTAATGACACAGAAAAAATGCGAATTCATTCTGGGGGTGAAATATCTATGGGTATTACAACTGCCTTCACTAATGGAAATAATAATAGTGGGACTTGTTCTCTTCACGTTGCTAACAATAATTTAACTGTTGCACATTTTCAAAGGGCAGGAAGTAATGGGGGAGTTATAGCTTTTTATCGTGGTGGTATTTCATCATCAGTTGGAGGTATTGCTGTAACTACATCAGCTACTTCTTACAACACCTCTTCTGACGCAAGGTTAAAAACTGTCTTAGGCAAAGCAAAAGGTTTAGAAATAATTAACAAATTAAATCCAATAAATTTTGAATGGAAAGAATCAAAAAATGTACAAGATGGATTGATAGCTCAAGAGGTTGCAGAATTAATACCTCATGCTGTGTCACAAAATGATTCTGGTTATTATCAAATGGATTACAGTAAATTAGTAACACCACTTATAAAAGCAGTGCAAGAACAACAAAAACAGATTGAAGAATTGACTAAAGAAATTGAAACACTTAAAAATTAAAAAAAATTATGGATATAAAACAAAAGCTATTATGTTTAGAGATTTAAAAATAGGAAACAAAACAGCAATAAATGTTGCACCTTATTTTGCACGTTTTGCTAGATTTTATAATTTACTTGAACAAGAAATAGTACACCCAATTTTAGTTTTAAAAGACCAACTTTATAATGGTGGTCTCCGAGTTGCAGTAGCCATAGAGAAAGGTTATGACTCAATAGATGCAATTATTACAGAAGATGAAAAATTATTAGTAAAATTAAAAATACTACAACAACAAGATGCTCATAATTATTTTCCAAAAGACCAGTTAGAATTAGCAGAACAACAAGAACTAATAGAAGATTTACAAACACAAATAAATAACTTAAGAGGTAAATAAAATGGAATGGGATGTAAAAACTGTAGATGTGTACCCTACAAAAGCAGATCATAGCAATGTGATCTACAACGTACATTGGCGTGTGTCTAAAACAGAAGGTGAAGATTATGCAGCTTCAAGTTATGGTACACAATCATTAGCTACTGATGATCTTAAAAAGTTTATAGACTTTGATAAAGTCAAACTTGCTCAAGTAGAAGCATGGGTTGTAAATGCAATGGGTGAAGAAGCAGTAGCTGAATTAGAAGCTAACTTAGATGCACAAATTGAAGCTCAAAAAAATCCAACAACAGAAACTAAAACAATAGCTAAGTAATGGATTATCTTTTAATACTTGCTTTTGTAATATTTTTCATAGCAATGTATTTAAGAGTGTCTGATCCAATAAGGTATAATGAGATTAAACAAAACCTTTTGAATTGGTTTAAAGAATAGTTATAATATTTTTAACCAATTAAAGGAGTTAAAAATGACAGAAGAAAAAGTTGAAAATCAAGAACCAGTAATAATAACTTTCAATGGTATTGAATATAGATCGGCAGATTTATCAGAGATGCAAAAAGACATAGCCATGAAACTTAATACTGCTGGTAAAAAATTAGCAAGATTGCAAGAAGTCTATGATGATTATGTTATTACCAATGATTACAAAAACATAATGATCAAAGCTTTTGAAGCATCTACCGAAGAAGTTACCGATGGCGAAGAAGAAACCAGCTCAGAGGACAACAGTTAATTCTGTAGCAAACGCTTTAGATACACACGAACAAGTGTGTCAACAACGATGGCAAGAAAACTATCGTAGATTAGATTCCATAGAAAGTATGATCTTAACCAACAATCAAAGGTTGTGGTGGTTTGCTGGTATTATTCTTACTTTATTGATGTCTTTAGTAATTAAAACTTTTGTATGATACTTTATACTGAAGCACAACTTGATAAAGCACTAAAAGAATTTAATAAAGTCAGAATCAAGTCTGGTATGGCAATGGTGACAATAGAACAATATAGACCATTGTTTGAAAAAAATATGGAAAGAGAGTGGTTTGAATGATAGATAAATTAATTGATCCAGTATCTAAAATTGTCAATAAGTTTGTCAAAGATAAAGATTTACAAGCTAAATTAGATCACGAATTAAATACTTTATTTCATGAAGCCAATCTTGCTCAAGTCAAAGTAAATTTAAAAGAAGCTGAACATAAATCTTTATTTGTTTCTGGTTGGCGTCCTTTTCTTGGTTGGTCTTTATCTTTTTTATTTATTTATGGTATTGCAGTAAGAGATATTTTAGATATGATTTTCAAAGCCAATGGCATACAAATAGATTTAGTTGAATTTGATATAGGCACTTTGACACCTATTTTGACTGGTATGCTTGGTTTAGCTGGAATGAGATCGTATGAAAAAACTAAAAATGTACATGCAAAATAATTTATGTTTGGTTTGTTTAAGAAGAAAAAGAAAAATGTTGAATATAGAGATAATGATGAATTGGACGCTTATATTAAGTATTCCAATTTTACTGATGTCTTTAAAGTGGATGAAGAAATGAAAGATGATGTCGGCATCACACCAGCTTTGATAGAAAAATTTAAAGCCAAATTAAAAAACGAAGAAGGTTATGAATATAGGCCTTATAATTGCAATCAAGGTTATTTAAGCATTGGCGTAGGGAGAAATTTAGATACCAAAGGTTTAAACGTAGCTGAGATAGATTTTATGTTGGACAATGATATAGATGATGTCTTTTTGAACTTAGATCGTGAGTTACCACATTGGAAGTATGAACCATTTAATATTCGTCTGGTACTTTGTGACTTGTGTTTTAATTTAGGGATTAAAGGTTTGACAAAATTTAAAAAGTTTTTAGTGGCAGTTGAAGATTCAGATTATGAAGAAGCTGCCTTAGAATTAAAAAAATCTAAATACTTTACTCAAGTACCAAACAGAGCCAAACGTAATATTAAATTGGTGTTGAGTGTTATATAAAAAAGCCACCTATCTAGGTGGCTCTTTTAATAAAATAGTTATTTAGAAAGTTCTTCAAATATACATATTGGCAATCTGTAACCATCCCATTTACCCATTAAATTAGGGCAATCTTCAAAGTGTATGATCACATAACCATTTTCTATTTCTTTGTCATTATCCCTTTTACCTTCTTCTACCATTTTAAATTGTACACCTTTTTTTAAAGTAAGTTTTTTCATAATTTTCTCCTTTTTTATAAATTATATTATAAATATACAGAAACTATTATAAATTACAAGTATTATTTTAATTATTTTTCAAGTTTTTTTATACTAAATCTTCTTTGTGTATAAGCATCTTTTGCTGGTATTACCTTTGTCTTTTCTGGTTGTGCTTTGTAATTAACAGTTTTCCAAACTACTTGATGCGTCTTAGAAAAACCTTGTTGCGAAGTAGCTAGTTCTTCCATAATTTTAGTCTTAGAGTTTTGGATAAGATCAGTTAAATCTTTTAATTGTGCTTCCCAAGTTTCAATGTTATCAATGTGTTTTTGTGCTGTCTTAGTAAGTTCAGTTGTTTCACCATTGTCTTGAGGATTGATTCGTGCTGCATCTTGAGTATCAAAAGGTGAGTAATAATCACAATTAGCAATTCTATTATTGAAATCTCTAATCTTAGGTTCTAGTTCTTCTGCTTCCCAAACTAAATCTCTTTCGTAGAAATAACATCTTAGGTCAGTACCATTTAAAATAGCTATTACTGCCCAATCTAAGCCAGTACAAGCCATTAATGCTTTGACTTGCAATACCCCACGATAAAGTGGTGGTGCTTCTTGGTGAGCTGCATTGGTAGCTTTGATTTCCATAATACCTTTACCATTTATTTTAATACCTTCATCGTCTGCTTTTTCTGGCAGATAAAAACCTTTTTCAGTATCTTTACTCACAAATAAATTATCAGCTACACCATAACAATCTACAGAACCATTTAAAGTAATACTAGGATGTCTTACTGGTTCTGTAACTTCTAATTGTATGTCCAACAAACCTATACGATCAAAGGCAGCTAAAGCTATAGCTTTTTCTAATCTGTTACCCATGTCCATATAATTATTAGTTTCAATGCTAATGTCTTTACCATTCATAGCAGCGTGACAAATCTTTAACCTTTCATTTGGATTGCAATATGGATTGACGTTGAATATATCGCAAACTACTGAGCATGATGGTTCAAAGTCTGGTGTTAATTTTCCTACTGCACTAACTCTATACTCAGAATATTTTGCTACTAATTTATCTTTAACAATCATTTGTTTCTCCTTTTTTTATTAATATTTTGCTGTACTTTTATAAGTGTTGATTTAGTTAAATAACCATTTTCTTTAACTTTTATTTGCATTTTTATTTATTTCTCCCAATAATTTCTAATCTGCGAAGCATACCATTTGGTCTTGCCTGATCTTGTCGTTACTTTGCGTCTGGTCAATTCATCGGCAATACCTTGTAAAGTATTGATACCATCTTTTGTAATATCGTTAATGATTGGTGCTAAATCTTTTTTAAACTGCTCATAGTTTTGAGTGTGTTTCTCTCCAGCTTTGAGCCAAGAGTTGGCCAATTTGTGATCTGATCTAACTTTCTTTCTGTCAGTAGTCTTTGTCATGTACTCTCCTTAATTGTGATCTATCATAAGCAACATACTTATGAGTTTCTTCATCTTGTATAACTATCTTGCCATTTAAGGTCTTGGCATAAGTGCCAAAGATGGCGTGACCTTTGACTTGAAATCTCATGCTTCTCTGAATTTATCAAACTGTTCATTGGCATAGATCATCGCTTGTTGATGTCTCATACCTTTGGCTTTTGCTTCTTCATAAAACTTTTCCCAAATTCTTTCGTTTTCGCTATTGCTCATTGTCGATGTACTCCACAATATGTCCAGCAGCAATAAGTTTGTTGTACTTAATGATTGCTTGTTGTTTGTCTTTGTATTGCATGGGTGGTAGCCAAGCATTGTCGTATTTAACTTTAATTAAAATCATCTTTTGCTCCTGATGTTAATTTTTCTACGTCCAATTGATTTACATCGTTATTAAGCAAACCATTTTTTAAATCAATTAGCATTCTCCTTGCTATAGCTTCCTTTAGAATAATAGCTACTGCTTTGCCTTCTGGATAATCATCTTTATCATATCCTTTGCAATACCTTATGTAATCACTTAACTCTTCCAAAAATTTATTGACAGCACCTTCCAAACCTTTGCTTAAAAACTCTCGTTGTGCCATCTGGTATAACTCACTAGTAAATAATTTATCTTCTAAAGATTTTGCGTCATTCATTTGTTTCTCCTTTTAGTTTTTGTTTTACAAATTCTTGCCAATCATTTACATAAGTAGAAATGTAACAATCATCATTGCCTTCAAAATCATAATCCATTTCCCAGTCATAAATTATATTGCCACAACGTGTTACATATTGATCTACAACATTTTCTTTATACATACGCCAAAAGATTGCTTTTGTTTCTTCTATGGTGGCAAATTTTTTAAGACAATCTTTTAAGTTATCGTATTCATGCTCTGTTGTTTCTTCAAAGCAATCTTGATGATATGTTATTTTAGATATGCAATATTTAGTTTCTATCATTTGTTTCTCCTACTTTTTTCGTACTGTTGTACGATAAATTTATAATTTTGTAACAACCATTTCTTTTGCGTAAGAAAAGGTCGTTGCTCTAGATCGCATTCTTTACGATAGTCATAGTAGAGTTGCCCATAGAAAAGTTCAAAGTCGGTTCTATATTCTTTATATGAAAAGTCTGTTTTTTTATTCATGGTTTTGTCTGATTTGATTTAATACTTTATGTATTGATTTTTGAACGTGCTTTGGAAAATTGCTAATACCTTCATCTTTGGGAAAAATTTCTACATATTCATATTCTTCATCAGTCCAATCTTGTATCTCAATTGTAAATGAAGGATCATTTTTATATTCTAAATAGTCTTTGAATACTTGATCTGTTTGGTCTAATTCCCAATTCCAAGTATCATTGCCTTCGTCTGTATATATGTAAAATTCTCTAATCTTAACATTCATAATTTTCTCCTTTAAATAAATTTTGTATTAATTACTTGCTTTGCATCTTCTAAAGATTTGAAAGCTGATTGATGACCTAAAGTAATTACTTTGCCATTTTCATCTTTAACAAAATAACTTCTGCCATTTTTTGATGTATATGTTTTGCCATAAAATTCTATACAAATTGTATGACCTTTATATTTTCTTTCTTCGTAATGTTTCATAATTTTCTCCTTAATTATTTTCTGTAGCTTTGAACTCTGCCAATTCTTCTTCAAGTTGTTTCAACTTATTTTTCATTTCTGGTAATTGTGGTTCAATTTCAATAGCGTTTAAAATCCATTCTTTAACAGAATCAATTTCGTCCATTATTGAGTTGAATTTTTGTCTTAGTTCTTTATTTGTAAGTTTCATAATTTTCTCCTTTTTTATAAATTATATTATATATATTACAGAAACTATTATAAATTACAAGTATTATTATAAATAATTTATGTAAATTTATTTGACACTAAATAAAAAAAAGTTTTATTATCTTTTTAAATTAAGGAGATCAAGATGCAAGATAAAAAACCAAATGGTCACAATCGTTTAGATGGTGACTTTCTATTTGTTGAATATTGCCACAACACACACCAATTGAATTGTAAGTTGCGAAAATTATTTGATTTGAAAGAATTACCATTTGATAAATTTTTTGACGAAAATCTTGATCTATTAACTAACTCATTTATTTATTTAATACAAGAAGGAGTAACACATGAATAATCCATTTATTGTGGACAGCGAAGATAGTCCATATATATCACACAAGGCAGCTACAAAAAGCTGGTACAGAAACAAAGAAGAACTAGATATTAATTATTTTATGATTGATACCACCACCATGAAATTTGGTTGGGGTAAATATGATCCAGCCGAAGGTTATAATTATGTCTGGCAAAAAGATTTATTTACGCCAATGGACAAACCTAGCGATGAACACAAGAAAGCATTTAGCGTGTGGCTCTTGCCTAAGTATGTCGATGGCGATAAGAATATTGAACATCCACCTTGCCTTTGGCAAAGACATAGCTTTGGAGAGTATTCAGGGTTTCAACAAATGGGTGCTTGTTTTTATGAAGAATCTCTAAAACCTGAAAATCAAAACAAATTGCCAGTTGTTAAATGGGTAGGTTCTGAAGCAATGACAGTTGGCATGGGTAATACTGCTATCCCTAAATTTGAACTGGCTGCCTTTAAAGAAAGACCAGATAACTTTATAATACCAACGTGGGTTAGCTCAGAAGAAGGCACGACACAAAATACACTTCTCCCCGAAGAACCTTCTTCTGATGCTCAGACTTCAACATTTGTCGATGATGAAATTCCCTTTTAACTATGGCGATGCAATGGGAAAAAATTGCACCATTGATAGCGATAGAAGTTTTAGGTGAACCAAATAAAAAAGACGATACACATTGGCGATATGGTAACAAAGGTTCTTTAGCTTTAGATTTAGAAACTGGTACATTTTATGATTTTGAGAAAGGTGAAGGTTATGGAGTCATTGCCTTTCTTGAAGCCAGAGGTCTAAATGTCGATGAAGTCTTAGCACCTTACAAAGATCAAGCAGTACCAAAAACCACAAAACCAACACGATCATATTCTGACAAAGATATGTTTGCTTTAAAAGAACAAGCAGAAATCTTTGTTAGATATAGTGATACTTTTTGCGTGATGCGATTTCCAACAGATCATCAAATAAAACAAAAGTATGCACCATTTACCAAAGCTAATGGAAATTGGTTGATGAAAAGACCAGAAGGACAATTGCCGATCTACTGTACTAATAAAAATCCAGAAGGTTATGTAGTTATCAATGAAGGTGAAAAAGCATCAATTGGTTGTGAATCTATTGTCAAAGATAAAGCCGATGTTTGTTGTTGGCATGGTGGTGTTAATAATATCAACAACCAAGACTGGTCGCCTTTACAAAATCGCAAAGTTATTATCTTTCCTGATAATGATGAAGCTGGTAAAAAGGTTGCCCAAGAGTTAAAAGAACTCTTAGAACCAATGACCAAAGAATGTCTGGTGGTTAGACCACCAAGAGCATTCAATGATAAAGACGATTTATACGATGCCAAGATAAATGACTTCTATAAATCACCAGAAGAATTTTTAGATTATTGTTTAGCAAATACAGTTAAGAAAAGAGTTAGTTTTGGTTTAGTACAAGTCAATGACATCATTAGAGATATAAAACCAGCAGACTGGTTAATAAAAGATATTGCTGAAAGAGATTCAGTTGTATCTATCTTTGGTCAAGCTAAGTCTGGTAAATCATTTGTGACAGTAGATATGGCAGCTAATACAGCTCTTGGTAGAGATTATCATGGTCACAAAACCAAACAATCAACAGTAGTTTATTTAGCTGGTGAAGGCCAACGTGGTATTGCTCGTAGATTATCTGCTTGGCAAACACTTAACAATCAAATGATTGCAGATGCACCATTACTAATTTCTACTAGAGGTGCAAGATTATTAGACGATAAAGACCATCAATTGTTAAAAGATACTGTTACTGAAGCAGAAGATAAACATGGTGAAGTGGGTTTGATTGTGATTGATACTTTGCAAAGAAACTTTGGGCAAGGTAATGAAAACAGTACAGAAGATATGTCAGCTTTTATAGAACGTATTGATGATCTTAGAGATTCATACAATGCTTGTATCTGTTTAGTACATCACACAGGACATGGTACAGGTACAAGGGCAAGAGGAAGTTCTGTTATACAAGCATCGGTTGATTGGGAATACAAAGTAGAACGATCTAACTTAGGTGAGCAAATGTTTGTTAAATTTAGTCAAACACTTGTCAAAGATGGTATGCCGATGAGAGATAAAAATTTTAAATTTGTCGAGCAGAAATTATCATTCATTGATGATATGACTTCTGGTGCATTGCAATTGATTGATGAAGCTGATTTACCTAAACCAGCTAAAGTCAATGAAAAGGATCAACAAGTAATTGATGCCATTTACAATATGCAAAAAGGTACAACTGATCCTAACAATGTTTGGTTAGGACAAGCAGAGATTGGCAGGTTAGTACCAGAGATTGCTTCAGGAACTGTCAAAAGCATACTCAAAAAACTTAAAGACAACG